CATCGTCATGGCTATTGTAAATGCGATTGTAGAAAATCTACCAACCATCGTGGAGTGCGCATCCTCTATCGTCATGACTCTGCTCGAAGGCTTGATTGAGGCTCTGCCCGCTATCACGGAAGGTGCTCTGCAGCTTGTCCTTACACTGGTTCAAGGTATCATCGACAATCTGCCCGCCATTATTGAAGCCGCGATTCAGATGATAGTCACGCTGGCGTTGGGTATTGCGGAAGCGCTTCCGGAACTGATTCCTTCCATCGTCGAGGCAATCCTCCTGATTGTTCAGGTGCTGCTCGACAATATGGATAAAATCCTTGAAGCCGCCTTTGCCATTATAAAAGGGCTGGCAGAGGGTTTGCTGAATGCACTGCCGGAGCTGATCGACGCGCTGCCCGAAATCATAACGACCATAATCGATTTTATTACAGACAACCTTCCTGAAATTATAGAAATGGGCATCGAGCTCACAGTTCAGCTCGCTGCCGGATTGATTCAGGCCATTCCGCAGCTTGTGGCTAAAATACCGGAGATCATCGCGGCTATCGTGACAGGCCTTGGGAAAGCGGTCGGCGCTGTGTTTGAAATCGGCAAGAACATCGTGACAGGCCTATGGGAAGGCATCAAGTCTCTCGGCTCATGGATAGCAGATAAGGTTTCTGGCTTTTTCTCCGGTATTGTTGACGGAGCGAAAAGTCTGCTGGGAATCAACTCACCGTCAAAAGTGTTTGCTGGAATTGGCGAAAATATGGGTCTTGGCATCGGCGAGGGCTTCACCGACGCCATGAAGGGCGTTGAAAAAGACATTACAGACGCGATCCCAACCGACTTTGACCTTGATATGAATACCGGCATCCACAAAGTGATGAACGACACCTCGCTCGATGTGAAGAAAACCGTGGAGCATACTGGCGTTATCCGGGTCGAGGGCGTCACCAACCAGAATGAAATGACCTCTGTCGTAGACATCATCATCGACCGGCTCAGACAGGAGGTTCGCGTATGAGTTATTTGAAAAATACAGAGACAAGTGAAATCCTCACACGCTTTATCAGCTTGCGAAAAACGCAGGAGATCATCCGAACGGTGCAGACTGCCCTTGACGGGACGGAATATCTGACCCGTTTCGGTTCGCCGACCGTGCATTATGAGCTGACTCTCTATGTTAATGAAGCCGGGAAAGCCGCGCTGATGGAAGCCGAGGATAGCGTTCCGCTACTTGAGTGCTCGGTAAAACAGGGCGTTTTCAGTGGAAGAATTACTGAACTCGGCGACTTTGATTATCAGGCAGCGGGTTGGTATAAAACAACCGCCACTCTTGCGGCGGTAAGCGAGGTGAGCGACCCATGAGAAGCATACCGACGGCGCTGAAAGAAAAACTCGCCAACCGCTTCAAGGTGGAAAACACGAACAGCATGGCAAAGCTCCGTGTGGTAGCCACGCAGACCTCCGTCAACTCACTGCTATCTGAGCCGATTCACGAGGATATTGCTCCCGCATTCGGCGATGTGGCTGTACGCCAAACGGCTGGTGAATCTGACTTATCTCTGGCTTATGCCATCTGTTTGGATGACGGTGTCGCCAAGGTATATAAACGGAAGTTCCCGGCGGGTCTTGAATATCCTTGGGAGTACCAGTGGACTCTCGGCGCGGCGACCGATGTGGCGATTGAGTTTAACGGCGTGTGGAAAATGAACGCCGAAAAAGAATGGTATTACCTACAAACCGAGGAATACCCGTATATCTTTTATGTTCGGAGCGGTAATCTGTACGTTCAAAGCTGGACGGACAGCGATAATGCCTCGCTGATTGCCACCGGTGTTTCCCAGATATCTGCCTGCAAGGGCTGGCAGTCCAGTGTCGAACCTGACCTTGACCAAGGCTTAATCATCGGCTACCTCAAGAGCGGTTCTGTGTATTACCGGGCGCTCTGCTGTCAGGAAAACGGCTCTTATGTCTGGGAAGCAGAGCATGAAGTATCCACCCTTGGTATGGGAAACACGACGCTGTCAGTTATCCGTACCAATGATTTTCGTATCGGCTTTCTGACACAGAATAGTGGACGAATGCTTCTGGCACTGACGCACCGAAACTATGCCGGGATGAGCGTCCGGCCGGAAACGGTCCACATCAACGCTTCAAACGTGAAAATGTGGATTTCCGATATAACCGAACTGGACACGCTGAGCAAGGAGTACGCATCAGGGAATACCGCCTATCCCTATGTTCTGCTGGATGAGCCGGACACGGAAGAAATCTCCGTGGCCTCGGTGGAGAAGATGAACCGCGAGACAGGCTTCGTTTGCTACGGCTTCAAGCTCCATCTCACAAAGCCTTTGAACGGAAGCGTTGACGCGGGGTTTCCGGTGAAATGCGCCCTGTCCGTTTCCGGAGTAACCGTTACCTCTGCTTCCTATGACAGCGAGGAGCAGGCGCTTATTCTTTATACGAGCGCCGATATTCGCAGAACTGTGGCTGTAACCATTACGATGCCGGAATACCGTTCTCTCTGGTATTACAAACTCGGCTTGCAAAGATGGTTCCTGCCCGCTCTAAGTGCTGTCGCCGCCTCAGAAACTGTGGACTACTTCACTTATGAAAACGAGACTGCAGCCATATCTACAATATCGGCGGGCGCTTGGATTGACGAGGCGGTGTTCATTAATTGCTACCAACCAGCACATACGGCTGTTATTACGGTTGTAGCTTCGTCTGTGAGCCTGCAACCTGTTTCTACATTACCAATTTAGGAGGTTTTCAAAATGAAGATACAAGAACGAGCTGTTCTTCACAACCGTTTTGACGTTAAGGTGGTCGACGCCGTAAGCGGCAAGGTCAAGCAGACGGCAGTCGGCTTCAACGTCATTACAGATTATTATTTTAACAGCAGGCTGACTGCTTCTCCGCTTAGTAAAACGACAGACCTGTTCAGATATATCGCAGTCGGTACAGGAACGGGAACACCAGCCGTTACGGATACTTCTCTTTTCACGCATCTGACGCGAAAAGCCGTGACAACGCTGGAAACAGTCTACGAATATCCGACTTCGCATACAACAAAACAGATCAAGCTGGAAGCCACGGAATGCAACGGCTCTACCATTACTGAAGTGGCGCTTGAAGGTTACTACAGCGGCACATGGTCATACTATTATTACATCATGTCCCACGCCATGCTACAGGACTCCGAAGGGAATCAGATCGCAATCGCCAAAACTGATACGGATGTGGTTTATATCACTGCCACTTTTTACGCAACCTGCACTCCGTCCGGTTTTGGCACAAATGGCGTTTATCCCACGGCCGAGAACAATTATCTGTTCAGATGGCTGCTCACTGGCAGTACTGATGATTATGTGCGCTTTTCACGTTTCCCGGTGGAATTCTCCTCGGATATGAACGTGAAGTATCACGGGAGTAAAAGCTACTCCTTCAGTGGTGGTACCGGGAATACCACTACCTACCAGTACGACCTGCCCGTCACTACGTTCCTTGATAGCGAAAGCAACAACCGCATCATCAAGCATCTGGGTATCGCCGGGGTTGGTGCATTTACCTTCCCGAACCATGACGTTTTCCCGCCTTATGCGGTCGACCACCTCGTCATCGGAGAGGGTGACGGAGCTACCACCGAGTTCAGTATGAAATGCCCGCTGATACAGTCCGGGACCGTCCGTATTTTTGTAAACGATACGGAAATAACCGAAGGCACGGATTACACGGTGGATTTGGAGAACAACTGCGGCGACTGGTATGAAAATTATCATACGGCGGGATTAACCTGTAAAAACGCCGGAGTGTCCTTCGGAGATCTTGCATCAAAAACGCCAAGCAGCAGCTATTCCTACCGCGACCCTCTTGCCTGGTGGAGCTGCTATGACACGACGGTATATCCATCCTCCTGCACGGTAAACGATGTGAACCCGATTAAAATCGACTTCGGTTCGGCAAAAGCCTGCAATACACTGAAGATCGATATTCTGACGGTCCCGACCGCAAGGCTCGATACCCTTAGAATACAGTATTCAACCAACGACACCGATTGGACGGATGTATCTGGGCTTTCAAGGACAAATCAGGTTTGGAAATTCACAGAGGTTTCGGCAAGGTATTGGAGAGCTTTTCTAAGCGGTGAAGGAAACGCTACCGTTGTTGTCACATCAAGCGGCATGACGGGCTCGCCGATCACTCTTTCCGTGCCTGTTGCCTCATCAGATACTGCGAGCGTTGTAGCGGGCAAGATAAAAACAGCACTTGAAAACAATGCGAATATCTCTGCTTTATACGATGCTTCAGTCTCAGGGACGGATGTGATTTTAACAGCAAAAACGCCAGTAGCGAATGTTTCAAGCTTGAATATTGCCCTGTCAAACGGTACCTGCTCGGGCTTGACCACCGTTTCAAACTCGACCAATACGACAACCGGAGTCGCCGCCGTAAAGCAACAGGAAAATATCTATGTGACCGGAACCATAGGGACTGCGGGAAACGCGACGGTTGTAGTAACGGCTACTGGAATGGCAAACTCGCCTATAACTCTTTCGGTGCCGGTCACAAGTGGGGATTCGTCGACAGTAGTTGCGACAAAGGTAAACGCTGCTCTCACGCTAAATTCCAATATCACGGACTTCTTTACAATCAGTGCGGATAACGGCAGATATGTACGTCTGACCGCTAAAGTGGCTGCGGATAATGATCCTACCCTGAATATCAGCATTGCAAATGATACTTGCACCGGATTAACCGCCATACCGACATCCACAGTTGACGCCGCAGGCAATGCGGGAACAAAACAAGTAGAGACCTTAACCGTAGCAGGCAGTGTCAGCTATAACTGGACATACAATTTATATTACCAGAGCTTCCCGACAAGGGACGGTCAGAGCTTCGGCTCAACCTTCTTTTTAGGTAAGACCGTACCGGGTCTAAAGTTCACTACACCACCTGCGGCAGGTGCGTCGATCACAGCCACCTTTGCGCTTGAGTACCCGTTCAAGACCGCGAACAACCTGCTGCGCTTCACCTACTCAGTTCAGCTGCAAAGAGGGTGACGCCATGACGCTGACAATTGAATATACCCTTGATACCGGAGCAGGCTTGCATCCGCAGGTGATCCACACCTCGGACAACCTGCTCCGTTTCATATACCTCACCGCCGACGGCACCGTGGCGGGAAGTACAGCGGACCCAGTTCTCGGTTTATACGACAGCTTGACCTATACGGAAATCGGCAGAATCTCACCTGATGAAATGGTATCGTATCCGAGCATTAAAAAAGTAGCGCACTACGGTGCGTACGGGTTCTGGAGCGCCGAGGGCGACCACCGATTTGTGATGTATATGCTGCCGACCGACATTACAAATTCGTTTATCGACGGTTCGGTGAAATTCAGCATCGGCAGCGAGGTCTCGCAGATGTCTTGCACTTTGCTCAACATCAAGGGCGCACTGCTCAACCGATACCGTGCTTTCGTGACACCCGGCACCAAGATGGAGCTGTACTTTTCCCTCGGTAGCAGCGGCGAAATCACGCTCGGCATTTTCTATATCGACCGCGCTTCGGTATCGTACCCGGACGAAAAAGTATCCGTATCTGCCAGAAACGCAATCGGCAAACTTCTAAAGGAACAGACCTTCAACGAGGACAACACATTTGAAGAAACTACGCTTCAGCTGAACCTGCAGGAGATTCTTCGCCTCGCCGAGGTGGAGGATTTTTTTGTTGGCAACAACACAAAGGCATGGAAGCTGCGCTTTGAGCCGGATGTTACCATACTGGACGGCATCAAGCGGGTCATCTCTCTGCTTGACGGCTGGAAGGTCGATGAAACGTCAAACGGTGTCATCGGCGTTGCGGCGGCTACCGACGCCCGTTTCGACCAGCCCGCCGTGTATACCTTCGAGCGCGACAAGACTTGCTGGAGCTACAGCGTGGAATATGACGATTCGGAAGCGGTTAGCAAGGTCTGCGTCACCTGCGCCGACCCGGAAAACACGGTTTATGCCACAGCCCCCAGGAGCAAGTGGTGGGTCCAGCCTTCAAATCGCACGACCTACGTAACAGCCGCCGACGGTGCAACTGTTGCCGAGATAACGTCTATGGCCGAGGAACTGGCGCAAGCCATCGCCATATCCGGCAGGCAGGAAAGCTTCGTCGGTATCTTCACGCCCCAGATTACCATTGGCGACGAAGTGCGCATTGTCAGCGGCGCAAAGGCCGAAACCCTCGGCACGGTCACGGATGTTACGCACAATTTCGGCAGGGGCGGTTTCTATACTGCGTTCACCGTTGACAGCGGTGGACGGAAAGGCAAAGCGCGTCTTTCGGACTTGATTGGACAAGCGTCTGAAAAGCCAAATCTGAACGGTGTGACTATTTATTAAGGGAGGAATTACAACATGAAAGAAATCTGGACATGGATTCAACTTATGCTCGCTGCTATCGGCGGCTGGCTCGGTTGGTTTCTCGGAGGAGCTGACGGCTTTCTCTATGCGCTCATAGCATTCGTGGTTATCGACTATATCACCGGCGTTATGTGCGCAATCGTAGACCACAAGCTATCCAGCGCTGTCGGCTTCAAGGGCATCTTCAAGAAGGTGCTCATTTTTATTATGGTAGGCGTCGGCAATATCATCGACGTGCAGGTACTCGGACAGGCCGGTGTACTGCGCACGGCGGTCATCTTCTTTTATCTGTCCAATGAGGGCGTGTCGATGCTGGAAAACGCCGGACATCTGGGACTGCCTATCCCGGCAAAACTGAAGGAGGTCTTGGAGCAGCTCCATGACCGCGCCGAGAAGGAGGACACAAAATGAACCTGCACAAGCTATTTCTGACGAACAATGAGTGCTACAAAGTCGGTCGCACCATCACGCCGAAGGGCATCATGGTACATTCGACAGGCGCGAACAATCCCAACCTCAAGCGGTATGTCGGACCCGACGACGGTCTGCTCGGCGTCAACCAGTACGGAAACCACTGGAACGTCGAGCGTCCGGGCGGTCGACAGGTTTGCGTCCACGCTTTCATCGGTAAGCTCAAGGACGGCACTATCGCCACCTACCAGACGCTGCCGTGGAATATGCGAGGCTGGCATGGCGGCGGCAGATCCAATGACACACACATCGGTTTTGAGATATGCGAGGACGGGCTTTCCGACCCCGCATATTTTTCTGCCGTTTACAAAGAGGCAGTCGAGCTTTGTTTTTACCTCTGTAAGCAATATGGATTGACTGAGAAAAACATCATCTGCCACAGTGAGGGATACAAGCTGGGAATCGCCAGCAACCACGGTGATGTTATGCACTGGTTTCCGAAGCACGGAAAGAACATGGATACCTTTCGTGCTGATGTAAAGGCTGGGCTGGCAACGGCAGAAACGCCCGCGCCGGTTACTCCAACTACGCCGAAGAAATACTACCGCGTTCAGGTCGGCGCGTATTCTGTCAAAGCGAATGCCGATGCCATGCTTGCCAAGATTAAGGCGGCTGGCTTCACCGATGCGTTTGTCAAATACAGCGAATAAAGGATACACCGCTTCAGTGCGGAAGTCCATAAACCAGCGGTCAAGTTATTGACCTACAGTCATAGTTTTGCCCCGTGGAGATGATTTTTTCATTTCCACGGGGCTTTTTTCTATGTATGGGTGTATAAAACTGCCTCCAAATCTCCGTATGGCGAGGAGGTGGTTATCCATGACCAACGAACAGAAATCGACTATATTACGCCTTCGTTCAGAGGGCTGCAAGTATGCCACTATCGCCGAATCGGTCGCGCTTTCCATCAATACTGTGAAAAGCTACTGTCGCAGACAAAACTTGGCGACGACTACGGAGACTATATCGGATGACGCGCTGCGCTGTAAGCAATGCGGAAAACCGCTCGAATACTCCGGCAGCAAGCCGAAGAAGTTTTGCTCCGACCGTTGCCGTAATGAATGGTGGAAAGCCCATCCATGCGATGTAAATAAAAAAGCGTTCTATTCAAAGACCTGTGTTCACTGCGGTAAGGCATACACGGTTTACGGTAGACCTAACAGCAAATTCTGCTGTCATACCTGTTCAGCGCAGCATCGCCGCAAGTCGGAGGTGGGCGTATGACACAGGAGCGGAAAACGGAACTTATGAAATACAAAGCTGTCATCTCCGTGCTACAACAATGGCTGAATAACGGGTATATTACTACGGCTGATTACGCCAAAATAGAAGAAAAAATCGCGGATAAATACAACGTATCCTTGTGCAGTATATGGCGCGAATTGCCTTGACTATACAGGCTTTCTGAGCGAATATATAGCCCCTGAAAGGAGGTGGAGTACCTATGGCAAGCAGCCAAATTACAAGGATTGAGTTTATGCCGCGAGTCAACTTCGGCACAAAGCGTGTTGCAGCTTACGCCCGTGTTTCATCAGGCAAAGATGCCATGCTACAGTCGCTGGCAGCACAGGTCAGCTATTACAGCGACCTGATTCAAAAGCAGCGCGGATGGGAATACATCGGCGTATATGCTGACGAGGCGAAAACCGGCACGAAGGACAGCCGAGATAACTTTCAAGCATTGCTAACCGATTGCCGTGCCGGGAAAATCGACATGGTTATTACAAAATCAATATCACGCTTTGCCCGGAATACGGTCACACTGTTGGAAACGGTGCGGGAATTAAAAAGCCTCGGCATCGATGTTTTCTTTGAGGAACAGGGCATCCACAGCTTGAGTGCGGATGGTGAACTGATGTTGACGATTCTTGCGTCCTACGCACAGGAGGAGAGCCTTTCGGTCTCCGAGAATCAGAAGTGGCGTGTGCGAAAGAATTTTGAAGAAGGAAAGCCGTGGGATTGCACAATGCTCGGCTATCGGGCGAACAACGGTGTTCTGGAAATCGTGCCGGATGAAGCCGAAATAGTGCGGCTCATTTTCAAAATGTATCTCGACGGGCTTGGTAAACAAGCCATCGCAAACAGACTCAATGAAATGGGCATAGCAACACGAATGAAAAAAACATGGTGTCAATCCACCATCAGCAAAATGCTTTGTAACGAGAAATATGTCGGGGATTTGCTCCTGCAGAAAACTTTCCGAACTGACCACCTGTCAAAGCAGACAGTCGTCAATAATGGTGAGCTTCCGCAGTTTTTCGTACAGGAGGCGCACGAGCCGATTATCGACCGAGCCACCTTTGCGTCGGTGCAATCGGAGCTTGAACGCAGAGCCGCCGCCGTAAAGATAAAGCGCGGCGCAGAAACAGTGTTCACGGGTAAGGTGCGGTGCAGTATTTGCGGTAAAAATTATCGCCGAAAGACGACACCGACCGGTTTTGTATGGATATGCGCCACATTCAACACCAAGGGCAAAAAGCACTGCGCTTCAAAACAGATACCCGAAGAAACCTTAAAATCCGCGTGTGCCGATGTTCTTGGCACGGAAGGTTTTGATGACGCTATCTTTGCAGAGCGTGTGGCTTTTATAACCGCACAGCCGGAGAACAAGCTGACATTTCATTTCACCGATGGGCAAACTGCAACGACACAATGGAAAGACCGCTCACGGCGGGAAAGCTGGACGGACGATAAGCGACAAAAGGCACGAGAACAAGCGACAAGGAGGAACGTCTGATGGCAAGAACAATCACAATGATACCAGCTACGGTCACATCACGCTTTTCCAATCTTGCCGTGTCTGTACCGAAGCTACGCAGGGTCGCCGGATATGCCCGCGTCTCGACAGAAAAGGAAGAGCAGCAATCCAGCTACGAGGCGCAGGTCGATTACTACACGAAGTACATCAAGGAACGCCCGGATTGGAGCTTTGTCGCTGTGTATACGGACGAGGGCATCTCAGCAACTAACACGAAAAAGCGCGATGGCTTCAATCAGATGATAAAGGATGCGCTGGACGGGAAAATCGACCTCATTATCACAAAGTCGGTCAGCAGGTTTGCCCGAAATACGGTCGACAGCCTTACTGCGGTGCGAAAGCTCAAGGCTGCCAACATTGAAATCTATTTTGAAAAGGAAAACATCTGGACATTTGACGCAAAAGGCGAGCTGCTCATCACGATAATGTCCTCACTGGCACAGGAAGAAAGCCGCTCCATTTCAGAGAATGTCACATGGGGCTGGCGCAAGCGCATCGCCGACGGCAAGGTGTCCATGTCATATGGGCAGTTTCTCGGTTACGAGAAAGGCGCGGACGGTACGCCGCAGGTTGTGCCGGAGGAAGCAGAAAACGTGCGCCTCATTTACACGATGTTCTTGCAGGGCAAAACACCCACTGCGATTGCCAAGCACCTCACGGCGCAGGGCATTCCGACGCCCGGAGGCAAGGAAAATTGGCAATGCAATGTGGTCGAGAGCATTCTCACGAATGAGAAATACAAGGGCGACGCGCTCCTTCAAAAGACATTCACAACGGATTTCCTGACAAAAAAGATGAAGCCCAACGAAGGCGAGGTTCCACAGTTTTATGTCACGGATAGCCACGACGGTATCATCGACGCAGAAATGTTCGATATAGTACAGGCGGAGTTCGCACGGCGCAGGATGCTGGGACGGAGTTATAACTGTAAGAGCTGCTTTTCGGCAAAGCTGGTCTGTGGCGATTGCGGCAGCTTCTTCGGCTCAAAAGTCTGGCACTCCACGGACAAGTATCGCCGTGTTATATGGCAATGCAATCACAAGTTCAAAACCGGCGAGAAATGCAGTACACCGCATTTGACTGAGGATGAAATAAAAGAACGGTTTGTAGCCGCGTGGAACGGGATGCAGGACATGAGCGATGAGGTGATTGCCGAATGCCGGTCTGTGATTGAGGGGCTATTCGACAGCGACGCCATCGACGAGGAAATCGCAGCGAAGAATGCGGAAGCCGAGGTACTCATCGAAATGAACCGCAAACACATAGCGGAAAACGCATCGGCAGCGCAAAATCAGAAGGCATACAAAAAACGACAGGACGAGCTGGTGGCAAAGTACAACGCTGTGGCAAAACGGATAGACGAGCTCAAGACTGAGAAGGACACTCGAAAACACCAGCGCACGGTGCTCACAGCCTTTGTGGACACAATGGCACAGCAGCGTGGGACGCTCACTGAATTCAGCGAGAGCCTGTGGTTGGCGGTCATAGAAAAAGCGACGGTCTATGCGGACGGGCGGCTCGTGTTTACGCTGATGAACGGTACGGAAATTGAATAGGTACAGGTACTGACTCCCCATGCCAGATTACGGTGTGGGGAGCTTTGTTGCGTCGCCATTACGCATCTGCACCAAAATGCACCAAAGCTCCGAAAAATGCACCAAAATACTGCTCGTTAACGATTTGTCCGAGGCAAAGCGTCGGTGGGGCAAAAAATCGGTGTTTCAAGGGCAAATATCACGGCTCCACGCGGTCGTCGGCGTATGTATTCCAAAACAAAAAACACCAAAAAGTCTGTAAATACGGGCATTTTAGGGCAAAAACATATCGCAGAAGACGAATACATTTATTGTATCAATCTTCTGCGATATAGTTGGCGGAGAAGGAGGGATTCGAACCCTCGAGACGTTTTTGACGCCTACGCGATTTCCAGTCGCGCGCCCTCGACCAATCTAGGCGACTTCTCCGTATGGATATTAAATGCTTATTATAACCGC